CGGATGCGGGAACCAAGTCGAGAACCCGACAGCCGGGTCATCAAAAGTATGCTGAACGGTGTAATTCACCGTGCCAGTCACCAGAACGCCAAAACCCACATTAAACGGGGTCACATTGGTGTTCATTACTAGCGATGATGTACTACCAGCGCCAGTCTGCGAAACGATCTGAACTTTCATATCAGAGCCCCATAGATGACAGGGAGCCGAAGCTCCCTGCCGTTCTTAACACATACCGCCACGCTTTTTGCCGGGGGTTACTGTGCGACTAATTTCACGCTCAGTCGTCGTTACCGACCGTTGCCCTTTCATACCCTTCTTGAGTGCATCGTAGCCTTGTTTTAGGCGTGATGGCAGCTCTTTCATGGTTTCGATCGGGCTTTTTAAGGCTCGTATTACTGCGGCGCGTTCAGCTTCGTTTTCAGCTCTTTCATCCGAGTAAAACTTATCGTAAGCCTTGCTTTGAGCATCGGTAACAGCATCACCGCCGTCTGAATACTTCTTTACCTTGCCACCCTTTTTATAGGTGCCAGACAGTTGGTTGATGCTGACAGGGGTGGGCGGTTTTTTATGACCCTGCGGCATTTCTACCGCTTTACCTGAATCGTTTACCGATCCACCCCTAGCAAACTTTTTTGGGGCACCGCCCTTCTTGTAGCCGCCACCGTTGCCCTTTTTAACACTACCTGTAGTCGTGTTAACTACGCCCGGAGGGGTTGTGCTGACGTTGCCCTCAACACCGCCACCTTTGGCGTACTTCGCAACACCACCCTTCTTGTAGCCACCGCCGTTACCCAGCTTCACGCCACCTGTTTTTGCAGGCGAACGATCAGGGTGTGCAGTGTTCATCTTGGTGTTGACGTACTCTTTGGCGCCCTTCTCAGATGCGCTCACAGGAATGACGCTGCCGCCATCCTTGTAGCCGCCCTGACCCATGGCAACGCCACCTGTTTTCAGACCCTTGTGAGCCTTCGAAGCAGGCATGTCGGCGTGCTTTTTCAACGCCTCAGGCATACCACCGTCCTTCATGACAGGACGTACAGGCATCTTCGCAGACATCATTGCCTTACGGCGTGATGCCATCGATGGCTTCTTAGGCGCCGAACCCATCGGCATTGCCGGAGGAACGCCCATAGCTGAAGCAGGCGCAGGCATACCGCCCAAGCCGCCCATCGCCATCTTCTTTGCCTTGGTGGTAGAGCCACCCTTTTTCATTGCTACGGCACCGCCTTTTTTGAGCTTTAGCTCAACGGTAGGCTCCGTGGTCATCATTTTGACCATAGGTTTGAATTGGCCCATGATGTGCCTCCTCAAACTTTCTGAGCATACACAACGGTCAGACGGACGATCGCCTGAGTTGTGCTGATCGTGCCATTCGGGTCAACAGTGATGACGACAGACTGGTTGGTACCAATGTCAGCCATTGCTGCCAATTGAGCGGCGGTAAAGGTTAGTGCGGCGCGACCACCAGCGAAAATGTTGGTCGAGGACACGTACTGTGTACCCGCCGCAGCAGTTCCGATAGTCATCGCAATCTGTGTCGCGGTGCCACCACCAACAACTTCATCCTGAACCATGTCAACAAAAAATTCGATGATCTGGGACGAGGCTGGAAGCGTGACAGTTGCACTTGTTGCAGTTCCGGCTGACGCAGTGGTAACGGTCGTTGTCTGACTCAAAACGACAAAACCGCCGTCAGTTGAATCAGTCAACGTGCCAGAACCGGAGCGCAAGGCAGAACCAAAATAGGTCTGGGCCATATCAATCTCCTGTGAAGAGGGAGGCCGAAGCCTCCCAACCCATTTTAGACGCCGGGAGTGCCGTACATGGCACGCCAGTCGGTGAAGCCAACGTCGTAACGCTCGGTCGCCTTGTAGCGCATCGAGTCAGTTTCGAAGTCACCTTCCATGGTCTTCTCCAGACGACGACGCATCAGAAGCTTCATGCCTTCTGGAGCATCAGTCTGAACCCACCATGCGGTCGAAGAAGTCAGACGCGACAGAACTGCAGCGCCTTCGTCCAGCAGACCGATCGACTTGATTGGGTTGATGTCGTTGTTGGCGTTGCCAGCACGGAGAACGCTCTTCAGCAGAACTTCTGCTTGGAAGATGTTGCCCGGAGCAACCACCAACTGACGTGGCACCAGACGGATCTTCTTGCCGTTGTTGTCAACAGCTTGACGGATCTGGATCAACATCTGTTCCAGCGAAGTCTGCGACAGAACCGCAGCAGTCGCCAGCAGGTTAGATGCTGTACCGTTCACGATCGGGTGAGCATTGCTGTTCAACTGCACGCCATCACCGCCGGGATATGCCGAGTTAAACGCACGGTTCAGTACGTTTGCCGACAGAGTCTCCTTGGTCTCGATCAACGACTGCGCCAAGTGACGAGCGTAGACTTGACCAATGCGGATGTGGTCGCCGTCTTCAACGAGGACTTTGGTCAGGGCAAATGCCAGACCATAGACCTGATAGACGTAGCGCTTGAGGAACAGCACACCGCCCTGCTGATACGATACTGGCGTACCGTCAGGCAGTTGCGGAGCCGCGCCAAAGCCATACAGAACTGGCTCTTCGTGGTAGTTACGTGGGATGCCTTCCGATTCACGGAAGACGCGAGACCATTCGTCAGTACGCTGATCGTAGACACCGTCAAAGCACTCATTCAGAATGGGTTCAACGATGCTACGAAAGTCGGTACTTCTCATCGGAGCTGCCATGATTAGTACCTCCTATCAGATGGCGTTAGACACAGCAACATACTGATGCTTTGTGATCTGTGCCTGTACGATTACAAAATTATCACCCCAAGCATTATCCGCGTACGGAGCAAGGTTGATCACACGCATTTGCGCGTTATTACCAGAGCCCGCAGGAGTGATGCTTAGAGTAGCCTGAGATAGACCTGTGGTGGTCGAACCAGCGGTAGTGTTGCTGAGATCGAATTCCTCACCAATTGAAGCTTGCGACAAAGTACCCGCAGCCTGAATCTCGTAAACGATGTTCGGGTCGGAGTAGTAGTACGCAACGCACGAACCAGTCTGGTATGCAGTGTTTGCAGGCCAGTAGTTCGAAACGCGACGACGACCAGTGGTGTCAGTCCACTCGACGCCAGCAAAGGCGCCTTGGAATGCATCACTAGCGCCAGCGACAATAAGGTTGCCACTGGTATTAAGTCTTACAGGCTGACCTTTGAGAATGTCAGTGTTGTAAGCTGAAGCGATACCGTCAGCCAGCGCGACAGCGCGATCCAGACCACTCGGGTGGAACGCGGGGCGCAGACCGAACGGAGCAGAAGTTGCAGACATAATTTGCTCCAATCGTTAAACAATTGCCTTAACCAATAAAAGTTGGCGTTGGCACTTGATCATCTAGTTGCCTAATACCTTCCCCTTCGGTCTGTCCGAGACTACGTCCCGAACTATCTCTGCCTTGAATGTTTTCTGCCTGTACGCGGATCTTATTCGCCTCTTCCAACGGTGCATCATGGTGGAAGTGCGCCATAATTTCTTGGTACTGATCCATAGGGATCTTAAACAGCAACATCTCATTGCAAGCGATGTAACCCACATTCTCGCCAGCCTTTACGCGGTAGTTTTCGTAACCCTTGATGTCGTCAGCCATTACTGGGACGTAACCAAGGCGAACCCGCTTATCGATACTGTCGTATGTGTTTGTCGTAGATAACCAGATAGTGTGCCATCCGGGAATCTTGGGGGCATCAGGCAATGCGCTTTGTGTCCATTCGTCTTTCCACATCTTTCGACGCTCTTCTGACGATACGAACTGTTCCTCCGGTGCCTCACGAATTGGATCGTGACTCACGCGACTTGTTTCGCGTCCACCTGCAGAGAGAGATTTCTTTAAACGAGAATCCATGATTAGTTCCTTCCTTGACGGTTGCGGGCTTCCATTGCATAGCGCTTGATCATGCGGTTACGTGTTTCTATGTTGTCCCACATGCCGGCATCTTTCATAGCTTTCACCTGATCGGGTGAGAGGGTAAAGGTATTCCTGCCCCCACTATTACTCGACGCTACTTCGCGACCACCACTAGTTACCACGCTCCGAGGACGGCGTTGAACCGGTTTCTCGTTGCTGCTTTCAGTATAGCGTTTCGGTAGTCTTTCTGACAAGCGATTGTCAAGCTCTTCCCAATATTCTTGGGTGGCTGGATCCCAGCCCTCTTCCGCCAACTGCTGGTCAACCGTTAGGGCGATCTTTGAGTCCAGATCACCGCTCTGAGGGTCGTACCATGGATTGGTTTCCATCCACCGGGATGCGTACCGCTGCACCCGCGGGTCTTGCTTAATCGTCTGCTGGCGCTCAGGCTGAACCATGCGCTGCTTGTAGGACTCCAAGTCCTCCGCCTTGCGCCGTGCCTCAAACCACATCTCCTGAGCGGAGGTCAGCAACTCGCCGTCACCGTTCTGGGTCGCCTCGGCAATCTTGCGCTTAGCAAACTCAATCCGGTGGTGCTGGTCTTCAATCGCCTTATCCAGCCGAGCCAACTCACCCGTCGCAGATTTCTTTTCCAAAGTGCTAATGCGCTCCAGAAGCTCTTGGTTTTGTCGATGCAAGTTTTGCAACCTAGCATCTTTTTCGTTGGAGACCTGACGGTGGTATTCCTTACGAGCCTTGCGCTTTGCCCGCTTAGCCGCACGGATGCGCTCTTGCTCAGGATCGACTTCGCCATTAGCGTCAATCTCAGCCCGCTCAGCCGCCTCGTCTTCCTCATCGGAGCCGTGATCGTCTTCAACAGCCCCACCTTGCTTCATCAGCTCTTCATCATCCGCCGGCAAGTCGCCCGGCAGCGTTACCGTCGCCGAACCGTCTTGACCTTCGTTGATCAATAGGTCAGATGTTGCTTTATCGTTAATGTCTGTAGCCATAACGCCCCCTTAGATGAAAGCCCGCATTTCCAGCGGATCACCAGTTACTTTTGCGATAACTTCATGGTCGTTCAGGATCATGAATAGCGCCGGATCTTCGAAGTCATCTTCACCAGTGACTTCAACTTCCCAGCGGTCACCGCCCCACTTCGGAACGCGAATGTAGTCGCCTACCTCGCACCAAGCCCCTTCAGGCCATGGCTCCATCGTGTCGCGCTTCCTGAATGCCAAAGGGCCAATCATCAGCACCTTGGCAACCATGTTGTTCCACTTCTCGGTCTCTTTGGTCTCTTCAACCAAGATAATCCCAGCACTGGTTGCTTTCCTCTTGGTACGACGTAGCTGTACCAAAATTCTTGCCCCTAAAGGCTTCGCACCGGGTTCAGCGCTCGGGAATGCCCAAGCTAAATCAGCTTCGTTAGAAGCTACCGGTTCATTCATGTTCATCTTCTTCCCTTAAAAGATTGTTAAGAATATCGAGGGCTTCTTGCAGCCCCCGGTGTTGACCCACCAGCCGTTGATATGCCTCAAACGTAACAGCGTTTCCGCTTGCTAAAGCAAAGGCAATCTCGTGCTGACGCGCTTTTACAGCACCAATGAAGTCAGACTCGTATCTCATGCGTTACGCTTGTCTATACCCTTGTTGCTGGAAAAATTGCCATGATCAGAGTTGGCCTTTGGCTGCGTAGCCGAACCCTGCTCTTTAAGTTCTTGACCAGTGATCCATGCACCAGTCGCATTACGGTGTTGTTGACGAACGGCTTCGGACTGCTCGTCTTTCAAAGTAACGGTCATGATTAAACTCCTAAGTTACGTTGTGCTGCTTCCTGCAGCGATAGGGCAGTTTCCTGCTGTTCCTTCTGTAAATGGGCACCCTCAACCGTCAGATCAGCCGCCTTCATGCGCTCTTTCGTCAGGTTGTTCTCTGTGTTCATCGCCACCTCAGTCTGCAGCTTCTGGGTCTGCAACTGGATGTCTGCCTGATCACGCATCTGGCGACGCTGAGTCTCAGCCATAGACGCCTGCAAGACCGCCTGCGAATCTGGATCGGCCTGTGTCATCTGCTGCTGGCGCTGCTGCGTCATCTGAGACACGATCTGACCCAACTGCTGCAGGGCAGGCATCACCTTCTCGAACACCTTCTGCGTATCCATCTTGACGTGCTCGGAGGCCACCGCAATCGTCTGGTCGATCGGCTTGGTCATCTTGCGCTCGTCGTACTTCTGCAGATTGATGCCAGTATCGCCCGAAGCGTACTCCGTCATCTGATCTTTGTACCAGAGCACCATGTGCTGCTTGATGTGCTCCATCTCTTGCGGCAGGCAAGACATGGCAATGATCGGATTGCTGCCTAGCGTTGGGTCTAATGAGAAGTTCAGGTGGCTTTGGATGTGCGCCAAGTGATCTTGACCCGGATATGCAAAGGCTGGCTTGCCTAACGCCATTGACATGTTCTCGTCAATCGCATTCATCTCGCCCGGCTTGATCGCTGCAGGCATTAGCTCTGCTACGTTCGGCACTTTCATCTGCTTTAACGCACGGGAAACAACAGCTCGGCGGTCAAACAGGTCAGGATTCTGTTGCGACAGCGAAATAACCGCCTGCATCTGCGCAATACGCTGCGTCTCGCTGAAAATATGCGGGTCAGATACCGGTACAACGTCGGAATTGCGCTGGAAATCCTCTTTTGAGATGGGCAAGTCGGCGACAACGTCACCTTTTTGCTGCTCGTCCAGATACCAGCGGTTAATCCGCCCCAAAATCATCAAAACGCGCTTCTGGGACTCGTGCAAACGGGCGTGAATGCTCGAAAACACCGCGGCGCCCTGCTCAATTAGCGCCTGAGTCGTGCCAACAGGGGCATTTGACGTCACATCGGCGATCTTTTCCTCCGCCGTGGTCACAACACCCTTAGCCTGCGTGGTCAACCAGCCCAAAAGCTCGAACAAAACCTGACTTGGCGGGTTAAATGGCAGCGGCATAGCGATCTTGCGAACGTCATCAACGCCCGGAGCGCCTTCAATCTCGATTACCTGCGTCACATCGATCTGATCAGACTGACCAGAGATCTTCCCGCCCTTCAACTTCATCATCGTGGCGGAGTTATTGATGTGCGCTGTGTCCAAAAGCGCCCGCAAAGCACCCGTCAGGGCTGCAGACATGCCGCCAATAATGTGCGGCAGACCCACGGCATAGGCACCGCGCCATGGAATGAACTTAAACTCGACGATCCAGTCGAGCTTCGTCATCGTCTCGTCACCCTCTTCCCAGTTCCGGTACAGACCCAGCATCTCGTGGTCGTGGGAATCGATCATCATGATGTACGGCGCCCACTTGCCGCCGCTTCGGGTGTCATCCTCTAGCTCTAACCACGTATAAACGTGATAAACGGTGCGTAGGCCGTCGATATTGTCGCTGAGGCTCTTGCCCTCAATCTTGTCGTTCGCCTTCTCTGCGCCGCTCTGCTCGGGTTCTAGGGTGCTTCTGATGAAGGCAACGTCCCGATACAGTCCGCGGTCGATCCGCTGCTTGAATTCGAAGTCGGTAATCTCGTGAACTTCGGTCACGCGCTGGGCAGTGTAGAAGTTGCCGGCAGCAAATGGCAGGTAGATGTTGTCGATCGGCACGAACTCAGCGCACGGACGGCGCTTCTTCTCGTCATACCAGAGCTTCAGGTACTGTGAGCCACCCAACGGGAGCTGCGTCAGCATCTGTTCCTGCTCGTCGCGGTATTCTTCGATCTGCTCGGTCAACTGCCAGTTCATGTAATCGCGCTTGCGCTCGGCTACTTCCGACTTCTCAGGCGTTACTTCGCCCAGAATCTTGGTGCGCGTCGGGCCATCAGGCGGGAACAGCTCTTTAATAGCCCTCGATGCGAAGTCAATACAGGTCTCCACCATGATTGGGTGCACAACCTTCGAGGCGCCGTTGAAGTTCGCACCACCCGGAGCGTCGTTACCCATACCAGTACGGCGCAGTCCATCCTCATACTGCTTGTCACGCCCCTTGCGATCCTCTTTGTCCTTGTCGATCAGGTCGAGGTAGCGCATCGCAATGGCGTTCAGATCCATTGGATTCAACTCATCGGCGAGGTTTTGGTAGAAGTCTTCGTCTTCAGAAGGCGTCTTAAAGCCCTTCTCCATCGACACAACGACGGAACCGTCTGGCAACTCTTCCAGATCGTCCTCATCAATGTCCAACTCCATCTCAGCACCGCCATCAGGCGTCTGCTTCAAACCACTGATGAATCGCCCGAATTCGGGATCGACAGGCATCTCAGGCATGATTGTTTCCTTTAGTTAACCGTTCGGATTGATTTCACTGCGCCACCTTCAGCAAATGCAGGCGCTTGCACAAACATCCCTTGATCAGACATGTCGGGGTCAGCGTTGTACGGGGCTTCTACTTCCCCGCCTTCAGCCATGCCATGATGCTGGCGCAACAGATTATTTAGCTTCTCTTCTAAGTTGACAGCGCCACCTTCTGCCATGCCGTGGTGCTGACGCAATAGGTTATTCAGGTGTGCGGTCAGGTCTTGGGGCGCTGCAACGTCTTGCGATACCGAGCCGCCGTCTTTGTATGATTGACCGATCTTTGCTGACTCACGCATCTTAGGCGGGATGTCGATGTAGTAAACGGTTTCGTACTTGTCACCCAGAGACTTTTCAAATTCTTTGACAAATTTGTTGTTTGCGCCCTCTTCCCATTGATAAAGCGCCGTTCCAGAGCCACCCCTAGCGCTCCCGGGCGGGTATTTGGCAGCAAACCATTCTCTGAAAGCAGGCCAATCATTTTGCTGCTTACCAACGATTAATTTTGTCTCCCCCACTTTGCCGCCGAACTGCTTGGCATACTTGTCGAGGAAGTTCTTGTACTGCTTGTCGTACCAGTGCTCCATGCCTTTGCGTTGGTCTTCACTGTAACGCAGCGTCTGCCGATTACCAGTCGTCAGGTACACGCGATCCATGCCGGTGTCTGCAGCTTCTTTGATCGCACGCTTTAGGCCAAGCTGGTACCAGTTGTCTTTGAAGGGGGCGTTAGGGACGCTACGTTTTGTTTTAGTTGCTAAATCTCGTTCCGCAATTAGAGCATCTGCTTTAGCCATAATTTCAGGATGCTTTGCCCAATCATCGGCTGATGGCGCATAACTTACTCCGGGCTTTGAGCGCAATTCTGCCAAAACCGCATCTATGTCTTTATCAATCTGACTAAATGGCCTTGCAGATGATGCTTTATACCCCTTCTCCCTACCCTTTTGATGCCAGTCAGACTGCAGCTCATCAATCAGTAGGCCACGCTTACCTTCGGCGTCAGTGTGATCAGCTACGCGTAGGTGGAACAGGACGTTAGGCTCATCGCCGTGGTGATTGCGGTCATAAAACGCAGGATTTGATTCAGACACCTCGACCTTTGCAAGAACACTGCCGGGCTTGTTTTTAATCGCCGCTCTTGCCTCAGCCTCTGTTGCAAACATTTGTCCAGATGGATTGGCTGGGTCAAACGCCTCCCAAGCAAATTCTTTTTTGCTGGTGTCGGGTAAGCCAACGCGAATCTCACGGTAGTTCTCACCGCCCGGCATGTTGTATTCAGGATGTGAGTCGGGGCCATACAGCGATGGCTGCTTCGCAGCAATCCTCTCTTTGTTCTGTGCGATCTTCTCTTGCATCGCTTCAATCTTGCGCTCAAACTGAGCAATCATCGGACTGTCAGGCGCCATCGCGCTGACCCGCGCAATCTCATCACGCATTTGCTGGATGCCGCCTTCGTAAAAACGGTTGCTTTCTTTTAAGCCGTCAAGCGTCTCGCTGTACTCCGAGCCCTCTTCGTAAGGACGGCGCACCGTCTCACGCAACGGGATGCGGTTCTGTTCAGCAGCCTCTAAAATCTCGTCTCGCGTCACATCAGGACGGCTTGCCAGATCACCTAGCCCTAAGTCATTCAGGCGCTCTTGGTTAACGCCCGGGGTCTTCTGCATGTCTGACACAAACGCCGAGCCGGGGCCTTTCTTACGCTGCAAGTTCAACGCGGCCTTCTCTGCAGGGTTGTAGAAGCCCACTTTGTTTGCAGGCGCCTTCACCTTGCCAGCCTTGCCCTCGGGGGCTACAGCCATCTGGTAAGGCTTCATTGACTTCTCTAGCTGCATCTCCAGCACGTCGCGTGCGGTCGGGGCTAAAGCCTTACCGGTCTTCAATGTGGCAGCACCAGCGATAGGCGCAGTGATACCCGCTCCCATCTCAAACAGCGGGCGCTCTTCGTCAGTGGTCAGCCCTGCTTGCTTCAGCAAATCCTGCGCAGCCTCCGTGCCATACCGGCCTTCAGGTGCCAGCGAAACCTTCGGGGCATAACCCATCGTCGGCACGCGCTCAGGGCCTGTGTCCATCACGGACGCACGCTCCCGCAGCCCGGGGATCTTGGTCTGCAGATAATCTAGCGCCTCGCCACCCATGCCGATGATGTCCATCGGGGCGCCCATTGAAAACGCTACAGGGCCACGCATCAAGACATCCTGCACGGCTCCCGGCTTTCTCATCGAGCGACGCTCTTTTTCGAACTGCGCCTTCAGCTTAGCCGCGGCATCCGCGAATATCGAAGGCATCTCAAGCGGCTTAGGCTTAAACATATCGCCCGACACTTCGCCCGGGTTGCCACCGCCCTGCATATGCACAACGCCACCCTCAGCCTTACCAGTTAGCTCTTTGATTCGGCGGCGGTACTCCCCAATCTCGTCGAGCAACTGCCGATCGATAATCTGCTTACCGCCGAGGAACTGCAAGGTGCCAAACTCTTGAGCAGCCTGCCTTGGATTAGCGCGGATTTCCGCAACCGTGTCCGGGAAAGTCATCTCATATGGATACAAGATGTCGGTACGCCCGAGAAACTTCCCGGGGATGTCATAGCCGTAAGTCGGGTGCGCTGATGGCTTTAGCCGCTCAACGCCGGGCTGCATTTGCAACAACGAATAACCAGTCGTCCCCGGCTCGATGTCACGCAACTCAGGCTCGGTGATCGCATGGCGCACATTCAGTCCGCTTGGCAAGCGGAGCCCTTCCGTTGTTTTGGTAAGCTGCATCAAGGGATTGAAGACTAACTTACGGGCAACAGGGTTATTCGCCAAATACAGATACGCCGCTTCTGGATTCTCAATGCCGGGGAAGTCAGGCGCTTTAACACCTTGTCTACCATAGCGCATCATACGGTTGAAGGCATCGATGTCGTCTGCGCTCATCTTTGACAAGTCAATGTTTTTCAACAATGCGTCGGCGAAGTGAGTTGCATAGTTCAAACCATCCGGCCCCATTGCTAAAAAATTAGCCAGCACCGGAACGTCGCCATACTGTTGAGATGCGTCATTTACCCTGCGCTGGAATGCGGCTGCTTGATCTAAGCCAGATGCCCAGACAGAATCATCTGGACGATCTAAACCAAAACGCGATCCACCGTATTGACGGGATGGACGACTCAATGGGTTTCCGCCAATCCCGAAGATGTCCATGTCGGAAATTGAAGTATCGCCCGGCAGGGTGAGCATCACCTCATTGAGATGCTTCTCCAAATCAATATCTTCCGCCTCGCGGACATCACGGCTGCGCTGCATGTCGTGCTCAAGATCTTGCTCGATGTCCCATTGCTTACGGCTTTTGCCAACAGGATTAGTAGACTTACTTGGGTCAAGACGAACAAACTGCCCTTCTATCATTTGAGGGGCTACGCGCTCGGCAATCTCGCTGATCTCGGCTTTGGTCTTCGGCTTAGCGCGGGCAGGCTTTGGGGATGGCCCCTTTGACTTACCTTTGGTAGCGACAGGCGCCGTCTCAGCAGGACGCAGGCGGGCAAGCTCTTCGCCCTCTCGTGCAGCCATCTCAGCTAAATACGCACGTTCTGCAGCGGTCAGTGGGCGAGTAGCCTCAACCATCGACTGCAGGTCTTTGCCAGCCTCAACGCCTTGCTCACCCTTCCGTAGCGCCTTTAGCAACTTGCCGCCTTTAGCCATATGCGCTACGCCTCCCTCGGCTTTAGTGATGTCGGGGTTCTCGATGTCGTAGGTGCCTTGGTTGCCGATGGCGCTCTTCACAGCGTTTGGATTGTAAGACACCACTTCACTCAAGTCCCCGTCACGGTACTGCATAATGCCGTCGTATCCAGCGGCCTGCGCTCTGCTCTGCACTTGCTTGCCGATGTAACCCCTCTCCTCATAAGCTCGATCAACCATACTGCGGGCTTTGTCTTCATCCATACCCAGTTTGGTTAGCGCCTCAACCATTGGATCATTATGCGTACCCTCAAGAATGAGAGGATTGCGTATCTGCGCATAAACAGGCAAGACATTTGGCGAATGCCTATCAAGGTTCAAATTGCCATCCCAAGGTGATTCTGCGTACCCAGATGCTCGGCCTGTATTCGGCGTCATATAAACGCCAGACCCTAACGAGCCTTCCTTGCTTGGTTTGATGCGTTGGATAGCCTCATTCCCCTTACCGCCCTCGGTAGCCGTCGTGCCATGATAAAGCCGCATCTGCGCTTTGCTGGGCTCAAGGAATGCCTCCCTACCAGCCTGCAGACGCTGAAGCTCGGCCTCTAGCACCTGCCGTTGCAACTCAGCCCTAGGATTAAACTGCTTGAGTACCGGCTCCTTACTTGCCAGTAGCCTCTTAGCATCCGCTAACGCAGCCTTGCCAGTCTTTTTAGATGTCTGCGGGACTTTGTACGCATCCCGGCGCTTCTGTTCGATCGCGTCTAGCTCTGCGCTGATCCGCGCCTGTAAGGCAGGGTCAATGTCCGGGAGCCGACCCATGATCTCATCAAGCGTCGCCGCCTTCTTCGCGGTCTTCTCGCCACGCGCCACGTTCAACAGCTTCTTGATGTCTTTAGGACTAGGCATAATCACACCGCGTAAGGGTTAGAGCGCTTCCGACTTGCTTCGACGTAATCGTCGTCGTCATCTTCCATTTTAGGATCAATGTCAAGCCATCCGGCGTCTCGCAAGTATCGCAGAGCCTGCGTACAACTGTCCACAAAGTCGTCATGGGTAGACTCGGGGAAGCTGCATATCTGGCTGACAAACCCCTCAGCCCAGTCCCGCACGTAGCCCTTCTTGACCGTGCTCTCGGGGATGTACACCCGCTTATGGGCGATGATGTTCGCTACGATCGACAGGCGCTGGATCTTGTCCGCCTTCCCGGGGTTGTACGCCCTGACCGGCAGGTGCGCCCGCTGTAAGTCTTGGATCAGCGAGATGCCAGCAGCCTTGTCTTCAATAAGCACGAGGTCAACCTTCTTGCCGCCGGTAAAGTTTCCACGAGACTCTTCCTCGGGGTCAGCGCCATACGACACCTTAAACTCCTCGATAACCTTCGGGCGGAGATCCGGGTACTGCAGGCGGTCTTGCCACGCATCGATGAGCATAACAGCCATCGGCCCGTCTTCTGGTTTGAATACGCCCCACGTCGTCGCCGCCGTAGGATCGTTGACAGTCTTCTCAGTGTAGGCGCAGTCATAGCTCTGTAGGATGTACTCGAACTTAGGGAAGGGCTTGTTGGCAGGCCAAAGGCGGAACATGTCCCGCTTCACGATGCCGCCCTCTTCGGGGTCGATCAGCTCGGCATAGATCTCTTGCCGGCCTAGCTTCGTGCCCTCGTACTGCAGGATCTGCTTCTTGAAGTTGTCCGCCAGATTGCCGAGGTTCTCATACGTCGAGGCGGTCACCAGCACCACATCGTCGCCGTCCCGGTCTACCAGATCGATGATCAGATCCTTCGGCTTCGGGGTCGTGGTACAGATCAGCCGCACCTTCTTACCCAGACGCAGGCCGAACTGCATCATGTCCCACGCATCTTGCAGGTAGTCCCACGCTGCCAGCTCGTCGCACCAGCCGCCGTGAAACTGCGGCCCCCGGAAACGCTCGGGCTCCGATGCCGGGATGCCTTTGATCATGCTCCCGTTGACTAGCGTCAGCTCGTGGAGCGCCTTGTTGTAGTCTTTGATCAGGATCGGCGGGATGACAGACAGTAGGCCAGAGTCACCCTCGAAGCAGGTCGAACGGACGTCCGAGCTCGTAGGCGCTGCCACTACCCAGCGGGTGCCGGGGTGCTCCCAAGCCCACCATCCGAGCTGCTCAGCCGCTGTACGGGTCTTACCGGCGCCTCGCCCGGCTAACATCAGCCAGATGTCCCACCACTCGCCTGAGGGCAGGATCTGGTACTTATGGGCCTGCAGTAGCCAGTTGGTGCGCCACTCGAATGCAGCGCGGTATTCAGCAGGCAACTTAGCGTACTGCGCCCGGGTCGCTGGGTCTTTGAGGATCTCGACCAAGTCGCTCATCGGCGCAGCTTCAGGTAGATGGCGATCAGCATCATGGCGCAGCAGGCTTCGGGCTTACTCGCCACCCCGAACATCAGCCCTATCAGCACAGACAGGTACTCCGCGGCGTACAGGGCGATCTCCGGGAACTCCATCAGCTCACGGTCTTTGGTGGCCTGCAGCTCCGCCTTGCGCTCAGCAATCCGGCGCTTTAGCTCTTCGGTTATGTCCATGGTCGATTCGCCATCCGCCTGCGCTCCGCTGGGGATAAGGGCTCAGGCTCTCCGGTAAACTTCTCAGGGTTGCGCATAACCTCATAAGCCTTCGACTCACCCGACTGGGCGCCCACCACGTAGCCGATCGCTATGCCGACTAGCGTAGCTCCTATCAGGGATACGATCCATAGGAAGGTCACCATAGTCTTTTCTGGCACTCGGGAGGTTTGCATACAGGGCGATCAGGCATAGTCAGGGTCACCGCGGCAAACCATGTACTGATCACCGCCACGATCATGAGATACAGCACCAATAGGACGCCGCCCATCCTGCGCATCATCGTCTCCAATTAGGGTAGGGCTCTTTGTTGTATGACTTGTACGGGCTCGGGCTTCTGCGCTCAAGGCATCCCTTGCAGATCCAGCGGAAGACTTTACCCCGCTGCTGGCGCTCACCACCCTCAGACGGCTTGTCCGCCTGACAGGATGTACAGAACTTCATTTGGCTTGCTTAGTCAGCTCGATGTTCTTCAGGACGGCGTCGAACACGCTGGTGTCTACCTTCAGCTCTAACGGGCTATCAGCATCGCCTGCAACGATCTGGCGGTCGCCGTACTTCTTAGGCTTCAGCTTACTCGCTACCCACTTACGGGCGTCTATGCGGTTCTTCTGCCATGTCACCCACCCACTATCGGTGCGGCTTACGCCCTTGTCATCAACGATCTCTGCAGGGGGCTCATCAGCAATAGCTTGTATCTCATCAGCGAGTGTATCGGCCTGCTCTTCTCTGGCCTTCGCGTAATTGTCTGAGAATTGCTTATTCTGCAACAGCCACAGATAGACTGTACTGTGTACAGGCATTCTGTCTTCCATGCAGATTTGTCTTAGGGATTCACCGCAGGAGATTCTTGTGCATATCTCTGCGGCGATTTGGGGATCGTATTCAGTCTTACGACCGGCACGCTTTTTGGGCGGCTTTGACTCTTGATTGATTGTGGCGTCTTCAGACATATCTCAGTCTCTCTATTGCCTTTTTTACATGAATAACTTCTTGATGAACTCGGCTGCGGCACCCGGGCCTAGCAGTACCATAATCATTACGCCATAGATCAGCATCTCAATGCGGATCATCCGCTGGTCGCCTTTCTCTAGGCGCTTTTCGATTGCCTCATACCGGGCGTTTGATAGCGCCTCGTGTACAGCGAAGCGCGTCTCTAAGTCCTTGTCCATCTCAGTCATAACCCCTGATGGCTTTGCGGGTCTTCTTGACTGAGCCGCCACGCTTCTTCTCGTAGTCAGTGTCAGGCTTCATACCCAAACCCTCTTTGTATGAACGCCCATAGTTTCGGGCGCCTTTACCAAGGTTCTCAACGAGCTCAGCCGCCTTTTCTTTGGCGGCGGCTACGTAGTCCTTATCAGGGTCAAGACCTAAACCGGCCTTGTACGTCTTACGGTAGTCGTCAGCGAACTCTTGCAAGTCCTCAACTATTCCCTTGCTCTTCGGCATCTTGTTTCTCCTCGGCAATTGGCAACTGCGGCATCGCCTGCATTCGAATGTTGTCAATGATAGGCGCAGATTGGTTAAAAGGCAAAGCCCCCAGCAATGTCAGCAGGTGGTTTACCTCTTCCAAACTATAGCTCAGGGTAATGCGAATGTCTTTGTTTTCCATAGCTGTTTCCTTTCTTGTAATTGAGATTGTTGGTACTCGCTGCACTGCCTTTGCATTTCAGCTAACTGGTCAGCATCCGCTTTCCCAACTGGTATGGAGACCGACTCTGCTACGCAGGTTCCAGTCTACGTGGGCGGGGGTAGTGCCCAGCCGGCCTCCATGCCACTTGGTGCTGTACGCAGTCGGCTCAGCCGCCGTCCTTGACGTCTCATTGTTATGGCACTGCGCTTGCCCAATGATCCGTCAGTCTACCTACTTTTCAGCATTCACGAGGCCGATCGCATATTCCGCGATCTCCCGGATACTCGCCGTACAAGTCCCGTCCTCAAGGATGTCCTCCATCGCGCTCATCAGGATCATCCGCTTGCAGTGCTCTTCATACGCCGCATCCACTACTTTATCAAATTGCTTTTCCATTCTATCTAGTACCTGTAAGTCATCCATGGGATTGAAGCCTTAAAAAAGCCGGGGTTCCCCGGCTGGTTGATCAGAAGTTGTAATCGTATTTCTTATGAGGCCGGTCTGACAGGCCGTAGCGCCCGCCGTGGGCATCTTTCCAGCCGTTCTTACCAAGGCGGATACGCTTGACAGGCGCGGCCTCGTCGCTGGTGATAATCCACTTCTGTTCGCTCTGGTTCGAGCAATGGGCGCTAAAGCCGCCAACGTGGAACTCCAACTTGACCGACTCGTCGCGCTCAGCCTTCATGGGGCGGATCTCAATGGTCTTCTCGCTGACAACCCGAACAACTTCGTATGGCTCAACGTCGCTGTACATGTAGTGATTTGCGTATTGCATAGCGTTTCTCCTAAATAAGCCCCGCCGGAGCGGGGCGGGGTTAATTAAGCGGCTTGACGATCTGCGTAGGCACGCTGGAATTCGATGCCCTGAGCCAAATACTCGTCAGAGCCATACGCAGGATCAACCTCGATCCAATACGCCCAATCAACACCCTTACCAGTAGCGAAAGCAGCGTTTACACGAGCCGCCAGACGCTCAGCCTTGGCTGCAGCCTCTTCGCGCAGATTAGGGAAATAAGCCTCACCAGTCTCTTCGCAAACCACCATCTCAGTGCTATGAAACGTGGAAACATGACGGAAACGGGTACCGCGGGCGTTCTCGATAAGAACGTAAAACGCCTCAGCGATGTAAGGATGACCGTCGCAGGAATAACCTGCGCTGTACAAGTCGCTAACCACTACTGCTTCGTATGCTGTGTTCATTTTCGCTTCCTTTCGCTTGGTTTCACATCCTGACCAAAGTGTCAGTGGTGTAATCTTAAGTTAAACGATCGGGGGCGGTCAACCCCCTTTCGCAAAAAATCTTTAAACTTTTTTGGGGCGCTGGATAATTGTCTGTTTGACACCGTTACGCACACCGTGCTCTTTGATGGTTGCCGTCAGGGATACCGTATCACCCTCGTCCAGCTCCATTAGAGCGCCGCTACGGCCTTTGTAGATCACCACGTTCTGATCAGCATCTTCCATGATGAAAAGGTAGCTGAGGCCGCTGTCGTAACGGCTGAATGCCATGCCCTCGATCTCGATGACCTTCTTGATGGTCAGCTCCAGCGTGAGCTTCTGACCGGTCTCACCAAGGTGCTGGCGGGAGGCGTTCAGAGCAGCCTGCTTGTCAGCCCACTCGGCTTTGCGGGCAGCGCGGGCGTCAATGCCCTTCAGGATAGCTGCGCACTGATTTGGGGTCAGCTTGCCATACGTGTCGTATGCCTTCGCCATGCTGCCCATAAAGCCTTCGGCGTAGGACACGCGACCATTGTTGTAAAGACGACCATCGTCAAGTACCGACTCGATCTCTTCAGCCCGCTCGGTGTTCTTGCGCCAAGTGATCTGGGCGTTAGCAATGATGCGACGCTTGACTGCCGCGTCGTATGCCGCTGGGTTCTCGATGATAGTGCCGATCATATTTACCATGGTTCGCTCCTGTTCGCATCCGGTCTTAAGTGACCGTGATGTAATTCTACATTAAACAGTCACCCCCGTGTCAACAACTTTTTTAGGTGAACCACAAATAAAATCCGTGCAGGATACCGATCGGGAAAAAGATCGCCCCGGCTATCAAAAAGCCCCATGCCGCGGTCACAAAGCACGTAAACACGTGCGTCAGCCAAGCCGCTATGCAGCCCACGATTACGATAATTGCAAACATGCTACCGTCATCCATTACTCGTCCCCCATGATTTCCCGCAGATTATTGATCGCCTCTTCAGGCGTCGCCCCGTAACCAATATCATCCTCAACGCACCCGCCCTTGGGTACCGCAATGAAGCGGTACTGGGACAGGCGCAGAGGGTTGTCACCCTCCCAGACTTCGTATTCACCCCTCATTTTTAAGCACCTCGATAACCTGCTGCAACGCTGCGATCATCTGCTGGGCACCCTCGGGGCTGATGCGCATGTATGCACTGCCGCCCGGCACTATCAGGTTAACCCAGACGTTCTCTAATTGCGTACCCACAAAGATCCGGTGCAACGGATCTACCCCATCAATAACGATTGATTCCATGTTGTTCCCCTAATTAACGTGAAGTGACTTTGACGCTGAAGACTGCGGTGGTTTTGGTGTAGCCGGCAAGCTGCTCTTCGGTAATGCCAAGGTCAGCAGCCAGACGCTTCCAGTCAATGACGCTGCGGTTAGCCTCGATGACCGTAGCCTTGAACATGTCACCCTCGAAGACGTTAGATCCGCCGGGTGCGGTAGCCGAGTCTTTGAGATCGGCTTTGATGGCGTCAGCCTGCTTCTCAAGATCAGCGATCTGAGCCAGCAGTGTGCCGAGAGTGTCGATAGTGTTGAGGTCGTTTTTCATAATTCGCTCCTGTCGCATCCGATCAACTTGACCGTGAGACAGAGTTTAATTCCGAATTAAACGACAAGTCAAACACTTTTTAAAATATTCTTTCCTCTTGCTCGATTGGCAACCCATCGCTCAGCAGGCGCTGGATGGTGACGTCAAGGGCGCCCAGCTCATCCATCTTGCGGATAGCCCATGCCCGCTTCTGCCCGTGCCAGCCCATTAGGGAGCCTTGGTGGCAGTCATAGCACAGGGCTACCGTGGTGTACTGTTGGCCTTGGTTGATGTGGTGAGCTGAGCTCGGGGGCGGGGCATTGCAGACCGAGCAAGGCAGGCTCTTGACCCTTGCCAAATGCTTACGCTCTGCTGCGGTCAGCTTGTTGTTCATGTTGGTCGAATAACAATAAAAAGTCTGACGGGTCGTACCTATAAATATTAATTACCCGCTTACTGGTTTGCTTCCATGTGTTTTTATGGCTTATCCCAAATCGGGAAGCAATGTTGATCCATCCCATCGCCTGCCAAAAAAGATTGGACTCAAGATCATTAGCGCAACCAGCACTGAATGCAAGCGTTCCCTGTGTTTTGCCGTACTCAACCACTTCATCTAAAAGTTTCCTGCCGCGCAAAAGCTTTCGAGCATCCGTTTGCAAGCAGATTTGAGCAATCTTCCCCTTCTTGCTTATGGCGTTTGGAATCCCAAAGCTTGCCATGCAAAACCCAACCAAGTCTTTATTGCATTCAATGACGAACAACTTGTCATTACACACATTGCTCCACCGGTCGCCTGTTTTTATTCCTGTAATGGCAGCTTCGTATGCCATCTTTGGGATAAAACCAAGGCTATGATTTTCTTTCTTCGACAACGAAATTACATATGGAAGATCAGCAAGCGTTGCCTGTCTTACCGTTCCTAGATCGTCCGTCATAACGTAATCTTGTCCATCGCTCGGTTGCTGGCTTCCTGTGAACGCCAGACCTCGACCCTAGCCTGAGCTGCGACCATCTCCCACCGAAGGCGCTCTTCGGTCTCTACGGCTTCTTTCAACCCATTGAGCAGCTCGACGTACTCCGGGTGGCTATACGCCTCCCGCTCTTGCGCGTTGACCGCGGTCTCCATCGACCGCTTCATCAGGATGGCCTTTAAGCTCTTGCGGTACTCTTCCATGTAGATTCTGTCAGCCTTAGCTTTCGCATACACCTTGCCGTTATCCCGGATGAAATCTACCGCCTTATTCGGGTCTATGTCTCTCTCCATGCTCTACCCCTTTCGCAATCTTTAGCTGTCGTTTTTTATAGCACTGCTCACATAACCAGCGTTGCCTCATACCACCTGCAAGTCTTTCATACGTCCCGCCGCTCACCGGCTTCGTCTCCCGACAACTGGAGCATTGTCTCGGGACTGCGTTGCTCAATAACACGATTCACTACCTTTCTTACTTGGGTCTTTTGTAACTTGTACCGCTTGGCAATCGATCCAATTGAATCGCCATTCATCCACGCCTGATACATCTCAATGTCTGACGGATTCATTCCTGACCCCCATCATCATGTCCGCCATATCAAACGCAGCTTCTGCAATAAACCTACGGTTATGCTCGTTATCCAACACTTCCCACTCCACCGACGCCATAATTCCCTGTAAAGCAAACGCAGCAAAAGCACACCGCATCTGCTCTTCTGTGTCAAACATGCTCATGAGAATGTCCTCCGCGCATACTCTGCAATCAATAAAGCTTCCGCCTTGCCGTGATCTTTTTTGAGAAGTAACTTCGCCTGCGGGAATGCAATCCTTGCCGCGGCTAACGATTCATTCTTATCTGCCGTCACACTCATGGCTTTCTTCCAAACTTGTGGCGTAACGTAAAAAACCCTCTCGCAGCAAAGTTCAGCGACAGCACTAATAGCCCCAAAGGCACGCATAAAGCGACCAGTAGAGGCTGCACCTTGTTTTGGCATCGCCCAAACCTGTTCCAGACAGATCGCATAGTCATCCCCCGGTATCGTCATTGCTAAGATCATAGCCTTTAATGCACGCACATCGATCCGATCCTGAACCGATGGTATATCGAGCGCATCGACCAACGCCCCGTTGTGATCAATCGCTGCGATAGCGCCTGATCGTAAGCCCGGGTCGATACCAATCCAAATCATTGACGTTGCGCAGGGATACGGTTCTTGATGGCCTCCGCTGCATCTCGAAGCGCCGTGCAAAGCTCACCCTCATCCTCTTCGCTTGCCAGCCCCAGAATCAAATCAGCACAAGCCTCTCGCTCGATTTTGATCGCGGTCTTTGTTGTTTCGATCGCCACCGTCATGATCTCAGCCTTGGCAATCGCCAACGCCTCGTCGAATTCTTTTTGGGTGAACACTTGTACGTGTCCACTGCCGGCTAAAAACTTCTTTTGAAAGTCACTCATATCAGTCATTTCCAATCTCCCCTTTCACCGCGGTTGCCTGCGTCCCACTGAGTTTTAACCACAGCCCTGAGCTGTACGTCATCATGGTTCTTTTCCCACATTCGCAAAAACTCATGAGCTTGATTCCTGTCTTTGATCCGCATTCTGATAACTTCTCTGACGAGACACTGCCATATTTCGGTTGGAACATTCTTCAAAAATCACCCTTCGTATCAAACGCCATCGGCATCCCGTTTAAACGATCGATGAACTGCTGCGAGTCAAGGTGAAAGTAAAACTCAAACCAAGGCTCACGTTCTCCGTTTCGCTGCTTCTCGCACATCAGGTAGGCGTCAGGGATCATCGGATCTACTGACTCGCCACGCTCCATGCTGTGCTGCTTTTTCTTATTGCGCCACAGAATCAGGACGTTGTCTACCTGATCGGTAATCGCCGACGACCCACGTAGGTCAGACTTACTCGGGCGCACCTCTTCGCTTGAGAGCTTTCGGATGTGATGCACCAAGTGAATGTGAATGTCGTGGTCTCGCGCAATCGCCGTCAGTCGATCAACGAAATCCTTCTGCTCGTTGTACGAGTCCTCCCCCGGCACGCACTTCATCAGGCTGTCGATGACAACATGTTGGATACCAAGCTTGGTCGCGCAATGATGGCACATCGCTTCGATCATCCGGCTGTTGACGGTACCCTGCTGGTCGTACAGCCAGAGCCGGTTATCAATGAACCCAAAGAACCGATCGTAGGCGTCACGCTTCTGCTGCGTCGGGGTCTGCACGTAGTGGTTCGACTCCAACGACTTGCCGGCGAACTGCCGAATCATCCGCTTCAGGGTGATCTTGGGCTTCATCTCGAAGCTGGCGATGCAAATCTTCTGGTTCTGCTTGATCAGCCCCAGCATCACCTGCCCGGTCATCAGCGACTTACCCGAACCGTTCCCACCAGCCCAGACCGACACCTCACCCGGGCGGAAAGCAAACGAGTCAATCGTGCTACCCCACGGCAAAGAGACAGACCGGTCAACCGGTGGGGAGATGAGCTCAGCCTCGAACTCTTCCTTCCATACCCCAGCCTGCTTGACCTTTGCGTCACTGTCGGTTGCCGCAAGGTAACTATCAAAATCAATATCGTCGTCACTCAGGAACGTAGCCATCAAATTCTCCCCTTTCGCTATCGATCAGCAAATCGCCGATCACACTGATCACGCGCCGGGCGCCAGCCGCCCGTAATGCGTCGTGAAGTCTTTTTCCTTTTTGGTAATCACCGCAGCCGTTAACGTGAACCGTCAACCCCACCACAAACCGGAGATCCAGCGCCGCGGGATTCTCTGTCGGCAGTATCTCGATCTCCGGGTACGGCAGGGTGTCCGCATACAGGTGCCAGCTCAGGCAGTCAGAAGACCTGCTGTGGCTGATCCAGACGCCCTGTGGGCGTTTTTTTTCGCGCCGTAGGGTGATGAGTGCTTCGTGGCCTCTCATGAGCCTGTAGCCCTTTTTGGAGCCCAGTCCGGCATCGCTGTCGTTTTGCCAACAACGCGACCACCGCCAGCCTTCTCGTTACGCACCCAGTTCCGCCAAGTAGCATCCCAATCGAGCTTTACCCCTTTGGAGCCGGGCTGCGCAATCCAAAAGTCTCTAAAGCGATCAGCAACAGCCGTCGGGTTTAGGTCAGGCCGCTCCGCTTTGCAAAAAGCTATTTGGTCTTCGGTAGGCACCCAGTCAGCAGGCAGTCGAGTTCCACGAGACTGCTTTGGCTTTGCCTCTACATTGGTTATTGGTTCTTGGTTATTGGTTGGTTGAACGTCCGTTGAACGGGCGTTGATCCTGCGTTCAGCGGATGCCTTACCAGCTCTGGACGCTTGTTCGCGTTTGGCTTGGAAATGCTCGATTTCCCTGTCTGCCCGACGGCTTACCCAGCCCTCTTCTGTCAGCTCAAAGAACTCTTCAAGCACCGCTTTGACCTCGGCCTCATGCTCACGCATGTTGATCTGACGAGCAACGGACGTTAAACCGGTGTTCAGCGGACGTTCCTGAAGATAGTAAGCATCAAGAAGCCTGCGGTACGCAAGATCCTCAAGCAAAGTCAGGTGACGGGTATGGCTGGCGTAATCGCCAATATTGAATTGGTAGTAATGCATAGCAACCCTCATCAAAGGTTTCATCACGAATAGGTGGGAGTCAGCAGGCCGGTGATGAATCGGCTTTTCAGGAGCTACCCTAGCTGTTCCCGTTAATCATACTAGCCGAAAATGTCCGCACGCAAGGTCTTTTTGGTAACTTTGCCTTTGGTATAGTGGCTCATCGCAACTGCCAGAGCTGGGCTTGGAAGCACCTTCTCAGAGATAACCAGTGACAGCCATGTCTTGCTGATCCCTAGTGCCCGAGCCATCGCGCTCTTTGCCCCGTGTGGCTGGTTGGCAAAATATTCTTGTAACGTCATGGTAAACCTTTCGTTGAATGCCTAATTACACCATGGCAAAAAAAATTTAGCAAGGGCTTGTAATGAAGAATTAAATGTTGTATCTTGTCAAGAATTAAGCGGAGGTTACACGATGGAAGACGTACCAATGACATTTTCTAGCGGCTACAAAAAGGTTACACCGTACCGCACAAAGACAGGCATTGAGATTGGCAAGTATTACGAGCCCCAGCCTGAGTGGAAGGAATCCCGTGACATGGAGCTGCTGCAGGAATCCCTGTTGACAGACATCAACATCTTGCGCCGGATTCGCATGAAGAACATTACTTACGCTTGGGTTGTTGGCATAGCGTTGTTTTTCTTAGTGGTTGCTAAGTGATTACCGCCTTCGTCGGGATCATGCTGATGGGCGCAGGTGTCGCCGTATTGGCTATTGGCCTGACGATCGCTGTTGCCATCTTGCTTGGGGACGATAAGTAATGCCACTAGGACTTGCTACAGCGGCAATTGTGATCGCTGCCAGCACTCCAAGCACTGTGCCGGGAAGGATGGAATTAATACGTTATGAAAATGAAAAGGTAATTCTTTACTACCGTAGGTGCAGCGAGAACGAAGGCAGGCTGGCGGTGTATGAGATGCCGAATAAAAAACCCACGAAGGGCTGCTGGTACTCCGAACTGGGCACCGTTCAGATTATTTGGGATAGCGGCAAAAGCAACGTGTTTGAACTAAATGAATTTACTTTCTTCAGCAAAGAATTACCCGGCACTGCCAAACAAATAGGGGGCTACTAATGAGATGGGTTTTACTTTTAGCATTGTGGTGCGGGGCTGCGCAGGCAGAAGAATGGATGGAAATGCCTAATCAAGCCGGCGGCAAGATCCTACTGCTAAGCGGGAAATGCAGCAGCAAAAGTAACAATGATGGGCGCATGGTGATTGCCACAACACCTGCGGGTGCTAACGTCAATGGCTGTTGGTACTT